TTCTAGATCATTATAAAGAACGATTAGTTGAATCTAAAGGAGATTTGTGCATTGCTGATTGGGTTAAACCTCTTGCCATCATAGTAGATACCCTTGGACTCTTAGTAAACAATCGAGCCAGTGTTCGATTGGGAGCAAAAGGTGCTAAAGCGAGAAGGCTGGCAAATACCCTTGAACAGCGCGACAGTAAAGGTGAAAAAGCAGCCGCCAAAGTAACCTATAAAGATGCAGATCAAGATTTGGGCATTGACAGCGTTGATCCAACTAATCTTGTTGGTGCAGCCGCGGCAGTTATTTACAACACAAAGAATCGTCATTGTGAAGTGTATTTTGCTATGGACGGTAAACGACTTAGTGTACAAGGCGCACGTATTATTAATTTTGACGAAGCTAAATCAATTGGAAAAACGCTACGTCATCCAGAAAAAGAATTACCGCATTGGAATAGAGCAACTGTAGTGAGACGCCTAGAAGTACTCTTGGGCCAAATTAAAGGTAAAGGTTGGACGTTAAGTGGTAAATTTAATCGAAATACTATGATTTTGAAAGTTTTATAAATGATAGAAAATTCTAAATCTCTAATTTAGAATAAGCATTGAAGTTTGATCTCTCTGAGTAATTGTGTTATTAAAGCGCAAATGCAGCTATGTCATCATGTACATAATGCGAGTATTACTAAATGGTCGTTAAACTACAATCAAGATTGAACAATACCCACGAGAATATCGCTACCAGGCGGATTAGCGTCTTTTTGGTCAAACTCTAGTACACCGTTAACGTTGCGTACTATTACAATTTTTTTACTAGGTTCAAGCATTAGTTGCTCTGTAGTGCGAGTATCAAGTCCTAGTATTGGTGTTCGTAAGGTAGTAAGTTGAGGATTGTCTATCCACTGTTTGGCTAGCAACGGCATTAATTCGTCTGGCTTGCTAGCAGTATCAAGTATAAACTGTGCAATTTTAAGTCTAGCTTTTGAACTTAGTCTGCGCATATGCAACACGGTATCCGGGCTATGCGGTTGATACCCTGCACTGGGTATCCAAATGCCATGATTAGTGCGGGCTACTTTATCATCCGTTATTTCACGTATTACTTGGCGACGATCATTTCCAATCTTACCTTCTATAAGAATTAATTTGTCAGAGTTAAAAATCATAACGCATCCTCCAACACCCTGGTCTCGGCACAATGCAACCGCTTTGTCAACAGTTGGCTGAGCTAATGCATTGCGTATTATGCGTCCATCTTTACTAGGGTGCTTATCTATACCGTTGACAACTGGATTTAGACTTGAGCTAATAATGCTAACGCCGTTAGAGTTCATGCCCTCAGTCCAACGAGTATCTTCGTCCATAAGTGTTACACGTTGAAAATCGTCGTTTTGATCTCGAAATAATTTGGTACTAGTAGGCGCGGGACGATCTCGATTTTTAACACCTACCCATCCTACATTTGGAAATTTTTTCGCAATAATGGTACACATACTTTATTATTTATATAACCTTGAATAGATATTAAATGTTGACAATATTAGCACGGGCAATAACAGTCATTCCACAATTATTAGTATGATGTAATCTAATATGCCATTCTGGATGATGTGCAAGAAATTGTAATAATGCACCGGTTAATGCTGGACTATTTCCAAATTCGTCTACAGTGCCGTTATATTCTGTATCATGCATAACGATATATTTGCGTACTTGATTATGGTGTCTTTGAAGTTCTGCTGAAAGTTGTGCGTATGTGTGGCTAGTATCAATAAACAACAAATCGGTTGGAGTTATAGTAATCTCAAGATCGTTAGCAATTATATATTCAACATCCATACCATGTTCTCGACATATATCAATAATATAAGAAATTCTTTCACTAGAAGAAATATCATATAATCTAAAAGATTTAGCAGAGGAGCTAAGAAATGCTCTGGTGCTGACCCCGTGTCTAACACCAAATTCTGTAATAGATTCGCATTGATCTCCTAACCATCTTAGAAGAGGTATATGTTCGTTAATATCACTGACGTTTTGACATGAATATTGAAATTCATGTTGTAATAGCTCGTTAAGATCCATAATTCAATGCTTTAGTTTGATTGCGTATTGAATTTATAATACTTAATATGAAAAAATGCAATTGACGTATAGCAGATCAATGTTATACTAAAAGAGTAAACACAGGGATTTGAATATGTTCTACCACTATTCCACTCGTATCGAAGATTATCTGGACGCAATTGACGGTTGCGACGCATTTATTGTGGCCGAACGTGGTGACTTCAAGATCATCAACTACATCAACATGGGTCCTGATGTGTTCCCTGATCCCAAGACTGCACCCAACATCGAGATTGCTCGCAAGTGGGGCTTGCGTCGTCAGTGTCGCGGGCTAATTTTTAGCCATGCTGGTGATGTGATCTCTCTGCCAATTGAGAAATTTTTCAATGTCGGCGAACGAGAGGAGACTCAGCTCAACAACATTGTTCTCAGCGATCAGCATGTGCTCCTAGACAAAATGGACGGCAGTATGGTTCGTCCTATTCCTGTTGGCAATGCCTACCGAATGGGCACCAAGATGGGCACCACGGATATTGCTATGCAATCCGAACTGTTTCTGGTGGACAATCCAGTGTATGAACAGTTTATCAAAATGGTATTTGATGCAGGTTGGTGTCCTCAGTTTGAATGGTGCAGCCGCAAGCAGAAGATCGTCATTGACTATCCCGAAGATCGCTTGGTGTTGATTAGCCTGAGAAATCTCTCCACTGGTCGCAACATGGAATTTGATCTCATGCTGGATCTGGCTCGAGACAATGGCATCTTGGATGTGGTAAAGCATTATCCCGGTGGTGTCAACAGCATGCAGCATCTTCTCGAAACCACTCGGGATCTGCAGGGCCAGGAAGGTTATGTGATCCGCGATGGTCAATCTGCCTACAAGATCAAGGCAGACGACTATCTCATCAAGCACCGTGCCAAGGACGCCATCTTACGTGAGAATGGTGTGATCGAAATGATCCTGGATGAAAAGCTCGATGACGTCAAGCCAGTTCTCAGCGTGGAAGATCTTGCTGCCATTGAGGCATTTGAAACTGCATTCTGGAACGGTATCCGTGACACTGTTCGAGACTGGGATGGTTACAATCAAGACGTGCATGAGGTGTTCGGCCAGGGCCGCAAGAGGTTTGCACTTGAGGGTGCTCATCACCTAGATGGCAACCTTCGAGGTGCAATCTTCAAGGCCTGGGATGTGCCTCCGGGCGAGTTTGACTGGCGGGAGGCTGTGTTGAGCGCAGTTCGAAAGAATATCGGCACTCAACCCAAGGTCGACAGCATTCGGCATTTGTTTGGGTCGGCTACATGGAAGTATGGTGCTGCATCACCAGGCGATGAATAGTCAATGATAAAATCAGGAGAAGCACGATGATGATCAAACAGCCTTGGACCGAAGAACAAGTCAAGGCACTCAACACTTACCAAACCAGCGGGAGATTTCATCCATTCACATGTCCAGGTGATTTCGATGGTTGCGAGGACCACCGTGAATTGACTGCCCGTACTCACGGCTGGGAGTGTGCCTGCGGAAAGTATACCCAGGACTGGGCTCACGATTTCATGATGGAGTGATACCATGAACGAGAAAATTAGAGAGTTAGCTAAACAGGTTGGCACTCAAAGCCGGGACTGGGACCAGGTCATCACTTGTGCAAGTGTCATGGTTCGAGAACGTTTTGGAATCAAATGATGAAAATTAAAACGAAATATGATGTGGGATATGAATTTTACGTACCTCGTGTGTTGACAACGTATGATCAACGTGTAATTCAATATACAGAGAATGATGGCAATCAATATGATTATTTTAGGAAAATTAAGGTTTTAGAAGCTATTGTACGACACAAGATTGTACGAAGTATTGAAATATTAATTACGGATAATGTTACGATTAAATATTGGTGTACCGCTATTGATGATGATGATTCGCTAAGAACCATATACACTGATGCTGAAATGACAATTACGGATCCAGAAGTTGCATTAGCATTTGCTAGACGATGGCGAAATGAACAACAGTGTGAATATTTTGGTGTTTCGTCTACATTACCTAATTATGATAACGAATGAGGAAAATACAATGCCTACGGTTTATATGATGGTTGGTGTACCTGGTAGTGGGAAGTCAACTTGGGTAGCTAATCAGAATTTTGATTGGAATAATACAATGGTTGTATCAACTGATGCAATTATCGATCGTCGTGCAGCGGCGCAAGGTAAAACATATTCTAATGTGTTCCAGGATGAAATTAAATCTGCTACCGCAGAAATGAATCAAAATCTACGAACTGCTGTTGCTAATAAAATGGATGTAATATGGGATCAAACTAATCTCACAGCCAAATCTCGTGCAGGTAAATTGTCTCAGATTCCCAACAATTATACCAAAGTTGCAGTGTATTTTCAAACTCCTGACATTACGGAATTACAACGTAGGTTGGCTAGCCGCCCAGGTAAAATCATTCCTCAAAACATTGTTGTGGGCATGTTGAGCCAACTTCAACCACCAACTACAGCAGAAGGATTTGATACGGTGATTACTGTATGATAGACAACGGGCAAGATGAGGCATTAATAATTCTTGCAGAAGAATGTAGCGAAGTTATTCAAGCTGTGACTAAGATTCACAGGTGGGGTGCAAGTAGTAACAATAATGGTAGAAATAACTTAACCAATCTGGAACAACTGGCTTTAGAGTTAGCTGATCTGCAAGCTATGATTGATATTGTTATAGATCAATTTCAAATGAATCCATCTATTATATCTAACGACGTTCAGCTCAAAAAAAACAAATTAACACGATATAGTACATATTTGCAACACTATGGATCAAATGAAAGCTAATATCAACCTTGTAGATGCAGACTGGTTTTTGCATATGATAAATGGCGAGTTCAAAGGCTTTGAGCAGCGATGTACAACGAACTATTTTATCCATAATGTGATGCTTGAAAAACCGCCGTATAACACAGCATCTGCATTTACTACAAATCGCGCAATAGATTGTGTGGTTATTAGTATTCCAGTTGACACCATGCCTTATCTTATAAATTCATTTAGAAAAAAGACCATCCAACTGCCCAAGATTTAGCATTAGAACATGCTAAAATTACATTGTATGAAACCGATGCGTACTTTAAAGAATTATATGATACTATGAACACATACTTGCAGCTAAGGTTGGGCTAGAGTTTTCATTAAATAAGGGCATGCTGAAAAAAATTATAGAATCAAGTCCAGATACGTTAATTGGTAGTTTTACCCCTGATTTGATAATGAGTAAGTTATGGCTCATACGCGAGGTGAGCTACATACACCGCAATTTTGCTACAATTTACATACTTGGATCTTGGTATGGTAATCTCAGTATATTGCTGTTTTCAGCAGCATGCGATAACATTTGATCATATAGCCAATGTTGATCTAAATAGTTCTAAGCTTGAAGCTGGTGAAAATCTATCACAAAGATTGGGTATTGGTTATAAAATAATACCAATAGCTAAAGATGCCAATGCACTTACTTATAGCATGATGAATTTTCCAGGTCTAGTTATCAATACCAGTGCAGGTAATATGCAAAATTCAGGATGGTTTGCCAATATACCAAATGGCACCCTGGTAGCTATACAAGGTAGAGATCCAGATCCTGGTGCTATATATGAATTCAGCAGTCCTTCTGAATTAACTGACATGTTTTTCTTTTCAAACATATTGTATAAAGGTAGTATAGAATTAAAAGACCCTGAAACCAATTATACACGACATATGGTAATTGGAATCAAATAATAATCAGATATTGTAATTTTTGCCTATGATGTTAAATAACAGAACGTGTAAAATTGTAAATTGGAGAATGTATGATATGCCAAAGCTTATTAAACAGCTTGTTATTTCTCTAGCTATTTTCGCTGCCTTTTCTATCTCAGGTCATATTGCAATGTATGTAGAGTCATGGCATGAAAGTATTTTAGCAAGTTCGGCTGTTTTTAGTGCAAGTTTTGCAAGCTTAGTTGGTGGCGGGACCAAGATATGGTATGATATATTAGCTTAGAGCTGTTGTTCTAACTGATATTTGATATTATACTTTATCAAAAGGACGTATTATCATGGCTTCAACTTTGGTATTAAATGCAGATTATACACCTCTTAGTGTGATACCAATTAGTTCAATCTCATGGAAAGATGCTATTAAGATTTCATTTCTTGGACATGCTAAGCCCGTTGAATATTACGACGATTGGCAGGTACACAGTCCAAGCGTGTGCCTTGACGTTCCATCTGTTATGATTTCTGAAACTTACATTAAGAAAAAGCATGGTGTTAGATTTTCTCGATTTAATTTGTTGTTGAGAGATGGATTTACCTGTCAATACTGCAACAAACGTCTCGACCTTATCGATCTCACAGTTGATCACGTTGTTCCGAGGGCCCGCGGCGGTGTTACCAGATGGGAAAATATCGTGTGTGCATGTTATGTTTGTAATACTATAAAAGGACATAAGACTCATATGAAGCCAATTAAAAAGCCTATTAAGCCTGATTATTATCAACTTATTGATAATGCACGAAAGATACCAATTAAGATTCCAAGCGAAACTTGGATAAAATATATAGGTTGGGATCCGTCGTTAATAACTTTAATCAGCCCAAATCATAACTAAATTGACTTGTGACATATATAACGGTAAAAATTACTAACATTAATTAGGAGATTTTAATGAGTAACACTATGACATCTACACCTAGCGATTCGCAGCCTTCAATTTCAATTCAAGACTTGCAAAATCTATTAATTCTTATTGATCTAGCTACAACACGCGGCGCGTTTCGCGGACCTGAACTCAGTCAAGTTGGTCAGGTTTTTGATAAGCTGAATCAGTTTGTACAAAGTGTAACGCCTCCGGCAGATTCTGCACCACAACAACCACAACCTGTACAACAAACTCCTAGCCCAGTTATGCCTATGACACCACCCTTTTCACCAAAGGTAGGTGTATAATATGAGTGATTTTCAGGGGATGGTTAAACATGTTGGTATGCTGACCAACACTGGTAAAAATGTAGTAGTTGTGTATATGCAATTACCTGGAGATCCAAACAGTGCATTGGTGGTAGATACTGATGCATTACCCGATAACTACAATGATTCTTTGCGCAGAGTTGTAGAAAGTACAGAAGGACAACAAAGCGAAAATTTGGCAGAAGTGTTGGCTAGACGTATGAGTCCAGACGGTAGTAACACAACATTGTTAAGCAAGTTTCATCAAGCTGGACGTTTACAAAAGGTTCCAGTAAATCTAGTAACAATGACACCTCGTAAAGGTGTACGTTGGCCTCTATCTGAAGTTTTACAAGCAATGGATTCTATAAAACAGTCTACTCCAGACGGGTTTGATGAACTTGATCCAGAAACACGGGCAGCTTTGGCAGCAGACCTTAAAAAGTTTAATGTTCACGCATCAAACATGGACGGTGACAGCAAGGCTGATCGCAAAGATGAGGCAATGAATCTGTTACGTCAAGCTGAACTGCTTGAAGCTGATGCACAAAATATTCGGCAACGTGCATATAAAATTGCACCTAGTCTGAGTCCAACATCTGCTAATCGTAAAGCTAGCAAAGCTCGAGGTGATCAAGCATATAACGATCTTCCACCATTAGAAGCAACACCTGTTGTAGCATCAAAAACAAAATCAGCTACTAAATCAGTTACCAAAACTGCGGCAGCTAAATCAAAAGCTGTTCCGCCTTCAACGTCAGAAAAGCTTTAATATATGAATTCTTTTAGGCAGGTTATACTTAATGAGATATCAGGAGAACGTGATCGTCAGTATAACCTGCCTGGGAGCGAATATGATCAAAAACATTCGATGAACGATTGGATTGCAATTGCAAGTCAGTATCTTACTCGAGGTGCTGACCGCAAGCATATAAAATTAGATTATCAAGAACAACGACAAGCATTGATTAAATCAGCAGCAGTGATAGTTGCGGCCATAGAACACCTTGACCGCAAACATCAACCGTTAAATGGCAAATAATTTACAAACAACGTTAGTTGCGGTAGTTGCGTTAAGCAAAAACGCGTTCGAGTAAGTTATATTTGGTTTCGGGAGTTCAATCTTCATAAATACTTGGAAGACTCAACCGAGGACAACCATGTATAACTTTCCTTCTTATCACACTAATTCACATTATTACAACAAGTATGTGTCTTTTATTTCATCGTGTGCAAAACAAACTATAGAACTAAACAACTGTTATGAGAATCATCATATTGTACCAAAGTCGTTTGGAGGATCAGATGATTCGACTAATCTTATCTCATTGACATATAGACAACACTTTATAGCACACCTGTTATTAGCAAAAGCATTTCCTTATACCAATATTCGAAGTTGCTTATATTACTTTATCTATGGAGGAAAACAAGGAACCATTATCAAAACCTCTCGAGCCTTTGAATTCGCAAAAATGTTAGCCGGTATTATAGACAGTAGCTGGTTTAATGATGGTCTCAATAATTATAGATTACCGCTCAAGATTGGGTTAGATCTAGGTTACAAAACAGGTCGCGTGTCAACCGAAGCATGGAAAAACAAGCTTTATGTTAATGATGGAACAAAAAATTATCAAATCAATTCAAATCAAATAACCAAGTATCTTAATAATGGATATACCAAAGGACAGATTAAACGATACAAGTGCATACCTGTTACCAATGGAGATGTCAACAAATCAATACCCGAAGATTTGCTAGACTCGTTTTTAACAGAGAATACACAATGGTTCCGCGGTGCAGTGACAAAAAGCCCTTACCGAGAAAAAGGTAAGATTGTTAGAGTAAGTAATGGAGAACTTGAGAAAAACGTATTGAAGGTTGATTTAGAAAAATACCTCAATTTAGGATGGAAGCTCGGAAGGTCAAATAGATCAAAAACATCATGCTCAAAGGCAAGTAACCAGATATATCTAAATGATCAAAACAAAAGAGTAAGTAATGAGGATTTAGAAAAATATCTGGATCTTGGCTGGAAGTTAGGCCTTCCGGACAAACAACGGCAATCAAATCGTACCAAAACACTAGGAAAAATCATTATTCATCATTTAGAACTCAATAAGGAAAAGAGGATTCTTGACATAGATCTATTTGAATTTGAATGTAATGGATGGACAAAAGGACGTCATCCTAATACCATCAAAGCAACTGCTGCCAAGAGATTGGAAAAAGCCTAGCACAAATATCGCTTATTTGTTTCGCTACTATTTGACTTTCTTCTTGGGTATGCGAGTCAAGTCGTAGCTTACAAACTCTTGCCCAAAATACCAGAGATCCGGTCCAATACCATTCAGTCATCATATTCTGTGGCAGTACCATTCGTGCCATTTCAGGTGCCACGTTCTGTTCCAGCAATTGATTATATAGATTAACTGAGTCTTGAATGTGTTTCGAGATATCAATATTCGAAATAATATCTGATCCAGATCCTTGTTTACTATTCAATGGTCTTGATCTCCACTCACCTGGCATATAGAATCCAGGTTCATCATCGACATACCGCCGACTTACTTCGTTCCATACACCGCCTACCTGATGCTTGACCAGTTGTCGAGCTACAAATATCGGAGCTGCAACTTTTAGTTGAACACTTGTGTGAGCAAATGGACTCCAGTGATCATGCTTTGCGAGATACCGGATTAGCTTCTCATCCTGCTCGTCAAACACTTCTTTCGATTTATTGAAGCTGACACGAGCTGAGTTGACTACAGTGAGATCGGTGCCCATATGATCTACGTAATCAACGGTAATTTGTTGAACCTTCATTTGCTTACTCTACCATCTCAAATGGAGACCAATGCTTGGTACGAACGAGGTATTTTAACAACTTTTCAGACGTTTCAGTGTTCATCTGATTGGAAGGATTAGATACCCTAGCCGTATAGGCAATAAAATCCTCAGCTGATTCTATACCGTCGATTGTAGGTTTGCTTATTGATATAATTTTTGCAGTATTCATGTTAGCTCCATCTTTAACTAATGATAGAAGCTAACACTTACATCAGTCAATCTTTTTAGATGCAGGTTTTGGTTTAGAACGTTTTTTACGTTTAGATTCTAATTCTTCTACCATTTTAACAGCATCTAATTCGATATCTTCAATAAATTTATTAGTCCATCGATTTACATCTCGTTTTATACGAGTAAAATCTATGTTTAAGGAGCAGCTATAGATATCACTATTTTCAAATCCAAGTTCTTTTTGTTGTGCCACCATAGCACTGAAATCTTCAGCTGACACCTTAAACTTAGACCCGCTTTTGGTGACTATCACTGCATCTTTTATATATTTTGTTGGAGGTGGATCTGAATCCAATATGAGATTATCAAATATCATATCCCAACCGTCTGAGTTTGCTTTGTACCTAGACATAACGATCACCTCTTCAGTTGTTCACATGATATTTATCAAATGATGCAACCGTATGCTTGCCAATGAAATAATTTACTAAGATATTTTTGATTAGTAACTGCTTGATTTATGCGATTTAGGTAAAAAATAGTGAGTAATTTCAATGAGCTAAACTGCATAAAATACGCATAACGTTATATGTATTTGATATTAAAAAATGTAGATAGCCAACTAAAATCATTTATCAACATAGAATGGGTTGGATGGCTGTGATACCATTCTACTGCATCTTTAGCCCCTGTTAAGCTCCACGTTGAATTTGGTCGGTCATTAGATTTAGTTAACCATATAGTCAGTCTTTCTGATGATTCTAGATCTTTAGCGTCTTTATCTATGTTACGTACGAGCTTTACACATTCTCTAAATGCACTTTTCCAAGTTTCATATGGAGTAGAGTCAAAATACGTGGTTGCAATCACATCTTCTATAATCTTTACCTGACCTACACTCACGGTATAATCTAACCAAGAGCCATTGTGTGCTGCGACTTTATCTCTAGGCCATAGCTTAACAGCGCCATATCCATACTCTAATCCATTTATAGGATTTCGACTATACCAAATATGAGTATATAGGCGATCATATCGTGGCGCTATGTAATCAAATTTAAAGCTGTCATCAACCACAGTATCACCATCTACCGTCCAAAACATTGATGTGGCTGATTGTTTTGCACATTCTCTATGAGCATTGTCGATTCCTTTGATGCCGTGTACACGTTTTGCATACGGAAATTGACTTTTAAGGTTTTCCCAGTTTTGATCAGCATTTGGTTCGTTATAACTTACAAAAAATAAATCAAACAACTCTGATACAACAACTTGATTAGTCATTGGTTTTATATGCCCTACTGATTCAAATAGCTGGTCTATATTATCTGCATGATCTAGTATCAATTGTTTTGGTACTAGTTTAATTGGATACACACCTAGTGGTTCGCTGGTTAGTGAATCAAATGCCTGCCAGGTGTGGATGTATTGCCTATCCCATTGCGGCGCCGTAAATTTAAAGTCCCATGTAGTATCAATTACAACTCCTGGTTCTACCACATAAAACATATTAGTAGAACTAATTTTAGCTAGATCACTGTAGACGGTTTCTGTGCCACGTATTCTTTGTGCATGTGGAAAACGAGAGATTATGTCAGCCCAAATAGCATCATTATCTAACAGGTCAACGTCATCCCAGATAAAGAATAGATCATGTAATTCATTAACAACGATTTGATCAGTTATTGGTTTTATATGCCCAACTGATTCAAATAGCTGGTCTATATTATCCACATTATCTAATATCAATTGTTTTGGTACCAATTTGATTGGATACACACTTAGTGGTTCGCTGGTTAGTGAATCAAATGCCTGCCAGGTATGAATATAAGCTCTGTCCCAGATAGGCGCAGTAAATTTAAAATCCCAAGATAAATTAATAATAAATCCAGGTTCTACTA